CTACCCCCAAGGACGGGGACGGTCAACCCGGTGCGGGAGATGAGGGCGGTAATCCGGCCAAGCCGAAAGACGGCGGGGACGGTGCGCCAGCCAACGACCAAGGTGGTGATGAGCCGCCTGTATCGAAACGGAAAACGGTCAAAGACTTCATTATCGCCCGGAAGGACGAAAAGATTGCCAAGCTGAAAGCCGACAAAGGCCAAGGCGCGGGCGATCAAGGCGATCCCGCGGACGAAGACGAAGAAGACGACCTCGATCCCGACGACAAGGCGCGGATACTGAAAACAGTTACGCCCCTCATGCAACCGTTCATCGACAAGACCTTGCAAGCAGAGGACGAAGCCGAAGTTAATGCCTTTATCGGCAAAAACCCGGAGTTCGCCCCCTATACCGCCAAAGCCCGCAAGTTCATGAGCCACGAAACCCGACGCAACATACCGATCGAAACGATCTTTATGGAGGTTGTCGGAGTGGACGGCATGTTGAAACTTGGAGCGCAACGCTTGAAAAACATCAACGACAAGGCCAAAAACGGCCAAAGCGGAGGTGGTGGATCGGGCGATGAAGGCGGTGGGCAAAAGTCTTGGAAGAACGCGACACCAGCCGAAATGGAAGCCGAAAAGGAGCGGATACGCTTGGCGCACCGCGACCGATAGTTTCCATGGTAGGCCGGATCAATAAATTAAAAACATGCCTACAAATGGAAGAACACAAATAACCCCGGAAAATACGGAGTTTTACGACAAGAATTTGCTGGATCGTGCCGTGCCGAATCTTGTGCATACTCGCTGGGCGCAATACCGCGATATTCCGAGAAACGCCGGAACGAAACAGATTAAGTTTCGCCGCTACACCAATCTAACGGCGGCCACCACGCCTTTAACGGCTGGTATCACCCCGGTTGGTAGCTCTTTGGCGATCACCGACGTATTGGCGACTGTCGCTCAATATGGCGATTTCGTAACGATCGACGACGTGCTGGATTTTGAAAGCAAAGACCCCGTGCTGATCGAGATTGGCGAACTTCAAGGCGACCAGACTGGCGACACCTTGGATCAGCTGACCCGCGATATTTTGCACGGGGGAACGTCCGTAACCTTGGGTGGTTCGAACAATACGGTTCGCGGTGATATTGCCGCGGGCGACGTTTTGACCGACGCGATGGTGCAAGCGGGCGTGCTGGTGTTGAAACTCAACAACTGCAAAAAGATTACCCGCATGTCGGCGGCTTCTGACGGTGTGGGAACACAGCCGATTGAGGCTTGCTATATCGGGATCGTCCACCCTTCGATTTCCGCGGCCTTTACGAACACAACCAATTTCCCCGATTGGGTTCCGGCGCACAAATATGCCAACCAAGGCATAGTTATGCCCGGTGAAATTGGCAAAATGCGTGAAGTGCGGTTTATCGAAACGACCAACGCCAAAATCTTTGCTGGCGAAGGAACCTCACTTGTTGACGTGTATTCGACGATTATCTTCGGCGCAAATGCTTACGGTATTACCCGCATAAGCGGCGAAGCGATCAAAAATATCATCAAGCCTCTTGGTTCGGCTGGTTCGGCTGATCCGTTGGATCAACGGCAGACCTCCGGCTGGAAAGCGACGTTTGTTGCTAAAATTCTTAACAACGCGTTTATCCATAGGTTTGAAACGACCAAGTCCTAACGTCTTTCAAGGAAATTGCCTCGCCAAAGCCATAAATAAGGAAACATAAAAACTACTATGTCAAACAATCAAAAACCCAAGGGAGCCGCAAACCCCGGTGTCGGGACGACGAATCCGTCCGATCCGATAACCCCGGAACCGCAGAACGCGGGCGCGGCTCTTGAAGCGGGCGCAAAGGGCGCAAGCGTCAACATTCTTACCGTCCCGGAGGGGCGAAAAGCCCCGAAGGAGATCAACGCGGCTGTTTATTTGGAGCAAATGCAAAAAGCCACCGAACAACAGCTGGAAAAGTCCCCCAAAGTTTCATTTATTATCCCGTTGGGAGAAGGTGAAGCCGAAGGCGCTTTCGAAATTGTGAACCTTAATGGCTACCAACTCACTATTAAAAAAGGTGAATATGTCGAAATCCCGAAGCCGATCGCTGACATCTTGGCCGCGCACTACCGCATAAACATGACGGCGGGGCGAGAATACAGGCTGGACGGCAATCGGCAAAAGGAAGGCATACGGGTGGCCGACGCGCTGAAAGGCCGTTAGTTTAGTGGAAATTGCCGAATTTCTAACTACACAAAACAATGGCTAAATCAATCGGAACCTCTTTTACCCTCGCTGACCAAGCAATGAGAAACGCTTTGACCGAAATCCAAGGTGGATTGATCGACAAAGTGTTGACCAGCGCTGGTTTGGCGATTGGAACTGGATCAAAAAAGAAAATTAAGATCGTCGCGGACACTTATTGCTACGTTGACGGCGTGTTGGTGAAGATCGCCGCCGCCTCCGAAGTAACTTTGGCCGGAACCGTTACTGCCGCCAAATTCAACGTGTATGCGTTGACCGTCGATAGCGCCGGAACCGTTACCGCCACAATGGGAACGGAAGGCGCAACCCTCGGCGCGGTGGTAATGCCCGCCGTCCCCGCTGACGAAGCGATGATCGGTTTCGTGATTATCAACCCGACTGGTACTGGCGATTTTGTCGGTGCGACAACTGACTTGGACGACGGAACCGTTGCCCCCGGTGCAGTTTATATCAACACGATCGGGAGCTTGAATCCGAATATCCTCGCCCTGTAAACAGGACGATAAAGTGGAAATCGCCCCTCTACTTTTATGACACCAGTAATTTTTGCCCGCCTTGTTCGCAAATATACGCGAACCAATAGCACAACCCTTGCCGATCAAGAGCTTATGGACTATGCAAATGCGTTCAAAGACGAAATCGCAGGGGAAATCTCGCAAGTTAACGAGGACTATTTCGTTCGCACGTTTTTGGCCGACTTAAAAGCCGGACAGAGGGAATACAGCATACCCGATGAGATGATGAACAATCTCAAATACGTTGAAGCGAAACTGGACGGGACGACTCAAAAGAGGTTGAACGAGTTTGACCTTAACCGATACGGCAAGGCGACCGACGAAACAACCATTTTGGCCGAATTTGCTGGTATAGACGCGATGATGGATTTATCGGGAGGCTCGATTTTCATTTATTCAGACAGCGCCATTATCGACGTTACGCAAGGTTTGATCGTCGCGGCGACCATTTATCCCGCCGACCTCGCCAGCCTTGCCGGAACAACCGATATGTCAACTGACCCGGACGCTTACACGTGCGGGTTTCCGAGGCAATTCCACGAATTGCTTGCTCGTCGCTGTTCGATAGCGTGGAAATCTTCAAGGCCAAAACCCGTTCCATTATCGGAAAAGGAGCAAATGTATGAGGTCGATCTTTCGCGCAAAGTTAATGCCCTTAAAGGGTTAAATCTCGATCGTTCGGTTGAGGCAACCGTGCCATACGACGACGGGCAAGACTATTAACATGGAATACATATTAAAGGTTCTCGGAACCAAACCCGAAGAACGCCATTACGCCGAAGGCGGCGAGCAGGTCGTTGAGCGGCAACTTGCTGTAACCTTCGGGATTTATGCCAAAAACGGCACAATCGTGGCGACAGAACCTTCGATGAAGCGCACGGTCGGTTTTCCGACTGACGCCGGATCGGAGGCGATCAAAGCAGAACTTACGGCGCAACTGGAAACCTACCAAAAGGATAGGGAGGCGGTCGCCCGTAATTCAAAGGCCGCAGAAGCTAACGCCAATGCCTTACAGGTCGCCAAAGACCTCGACGGCTTGGAAATATAACCATGACCACAGAACAGGAATTGAAAAAAAAGATCGGCGCACAGGTGATAAATCGCGACAATGTGTCGTATAAGCTCATCGGCGCTGACGGTAAAACCAAAAAACTGTTCGCCATGAACAGTTTTGGTCAATCCGCATTGCGGTTCTTCCGCAAGCACGTTTCTAAGCCGATCGGCGCGGACGGTCGGGTAAAACCCGGCGTCTTAAACCATTTGGCGGCCTATGGCGTGCAGATACCGTTCATAAGCGGACGTTTCGTCAACGAACTGAATATCGCCAATCTAATGACCAATGCTGGCCTTGCAGGGCTGGCCGGACGTATGGCCGGAGGTTCGGCGGCGGGTGTTTTCGACGTTATCGGTGTCGGCACGGGAACGACCGCGGCTGACGCGGCTGATACTACGCTGGAAACCGAAACCACCGACGGCGGGCTTGGAAAGGCGCAAGGCACGGTTTCTTTGGTAACGACTACCGTTACTAACGATACCAACCAAGTAACCAAAACGTTTTCCGTTACCGACACAAAGGCGATCACGGAAAGCGGGTTGCTCAACGCCACCCCGACCTTGCTTTGCCACCAAGTTTTCGCGGCGATCAACGTCGTGGACGGTGATAGTTTGCAAATGACTTGGAAGGTTAAGTGCGCGTAATTGGTTCCCTCTCTTGCCCCTTCCCCTCTCTGCTTGTGGGGGCAAGGATAGGTAACTTATTTATTCCATGGCAACACGTTATTGGGTCGGCGGTGCGGGAACTTGGGACGCTTCTTCAACTACCCATTGGGCGGCTTCTTCCGGCGGTGCGGGCGGGCAATCTGTTCCGGGTTCGGGCGATGATGTGATTTTTGACGAACACGGTAACGAAAGCGGCGACGGGAATTATACCGTTACCGTTACGGCGACGGCGAATTGTGCCAATCTTACCGTCGGAAATCCAGGCGCGGGAGTGATAACGCTTGCAGGAACGTCTTATATCAACGTCTATGGCAACCTTTATTATGCGTCGGGGGTTAGCGTAACGCACACCGGGTCGCTCTATATGAATGCGACGAGCGGCACAAAAACGATCACGACAAATGGTAACGTT